AAGCTAAACCTTGATATCTTAGTACATCATCATCTCGGTCTAGGTAGGACATCCACAGTCTTGCACCTGACGGAGCTACCCATTGCATCTTTCTTTCCGACCATTTTATCCCTTTGTATATAAGAGGATATAATTCTCTAGACTTCCAAACAAGTTCTCTTAGTTCTTCTGTCGTGTGTCGTAATAACAAGCCACTAAATTGTGGGTGATTCATATATCTTAGTGGGTCAGCCAACATAGCATACGACTTGCCACCCCCTGCACTTCCCCCATATAACACTTCTCTTTCAGGAGAAGCAAGGAACTCTGTTTGAGGACCTTTATTGGGTTGGAACACTACGTTCTGTTCTTCTACAGGTACTTGTTCTACGTCTTTTAATACTTTAGGCTTTTGCTCCGATTCTACTTTCTTCGATGGCTTTCGCTTTCTCGATTGCTTTCTGGGCATACTCGGACCATCGTTTAAGAGTTCTAGCCTTGTTCTTACGTTGTCGTTCATGTAATAATCTTTTTCTCAAACCTATGTGGGATATCTGTCTTCCTGTTTTTGTGGTTAGCCAATTAGCAACTTGTCGTAGTGAATATTGTTTTATGTATCGTCTAGCTAATTGTAGTGCTTCTAACTCATAAGGTATAGGGTCAAGTAACTCGTTATCGTCTTCATTAATCGTATATCCAAATGGAACAGTTCTTGCTATACGTGGTATCTGTATCCATTCCTTTTCGTCTTCATCTTTTAAATCTGTGGGTTGTGGTAGCTTCCACTTACCTAAACTTCTATCCATTATCCCTGTTTCGGTGGTAATATCATTACACCACCTGATGCCTCTACTTGTACTTTCTCAGTTTTAATTAAACCAACTCTGTCAAGTAATTCTTTTGATGCAGATAACTTATCTCTAATACCTAACTGTGTTGGGTCATCAACTCCACTAACCATAGCCACTGCTGCTTTTGGTGCGTTGCGACTCATGTATAATTGTGTAGCTTCCATTATCTCTTCTTTCATAGATGCTACTACAGAAGTTGTTGCAGACTTCCCTGAATAACCTGCTAGTAGTTTTGCTTGTACAACATCACCATTTGCCTCTTCAAAAAGAACGTCTAAAAACTTCTGTTGTCTTTCTGTTAGTTCCCTCTTTTTCATATAGGCACTCCATATCTTATAACTCTCTCTATTAGTCTTTGTGCTCTGTTGGTTGTTTGTTTGTACCAACGTGAGTCTTCCATCTGCTCTGCCATTTCAGGATAGTCTTCATTCTGTACAGCAGCAATCATCTTTTTAAATTTGGATAAACGAGGCTTCCCTAATTGGAATGACATATTTATTAATACGTGTTGTATATCTTCAGGCAGACTATCAAAGTTATTAAATAAAGATTGACAGTCTTTTATAGATACTTCTATATCCTTTTCAAACCATTCGTTAACTTGCTCGTTAGGTACTTTTGTTCCTATAGGCTTATCGTAATATTCAGCATCCCATTCAGTAATCAAATGCCCTATTCCCCCAGTCAAATGGGATTCTGAGCAGAGGTACAATTCGTATTTTATTCCCTCATCATCAGCTATCTCATTTTGTAATGTAACTAGATTCATTTACTTTCCTTGTCTGACCTCTTCTAATTTCTTTTACGTGTAGATGCCAAAAATAATTACTTATCTTATTAATTATAACAAATATCTTTAAGAATGTCAAGGCTTTAATTTTCATTGGTAATATGGACTCGCTGTAGAATTAGGGTCTTCTATGCCTTCAACAGCTAATACTTCAGGTATATAATACTTTAACATATTCTCTATTCCCATCTTTAGTGTTTGTGTGGACATTGCACATCCACTACACGCACCACTTAAAAACACTGTTACTATACCATCATTAAAAGATTTTAACTCTACGTGTCCACCATGCATTTGAACACTAGGTAATATAGACTCTGTTATTATTTTATTAATTCTTTCCTCTACGTCAAGCATTACTTCTTTTTAAACATCTTTGCTGCTTGTCCGACACCCTTAATCCCAAATGATGCACTAATTGCGATATATAAGAGGTACTGATACCATTCTGGTAAAGTTGCCAATATACTAAATCCATGTTCCACATACTCTGTCATCCCGGGAATGAAGACTAAAATTGCAGGAGTTAGTAGGACAACTAAGGCAAACTCGTCTTTCCAAGATTCGTTTGTGGCATCAGCCATTTTACCTTCCCACGCAATTTCACCTGCTGCAACTTTCTCTGCTACTGTTGCTCTTGCCTTTGCTTCGGCTACTTTAGCGAGTCCATCGGCTTTGGTTTTTTCTACTTTGTTTTGAAACCACGTTCCTGCGAGATTTGCGAGTGGTCCTATCAGTGCTTGTATCATTCTTTATTTTCTCCTGCATTCTAGCAAGTCTTAGTTGTTCTTTTACTTTAGCTGAATCTACGAAATCTTGATGTTTTTTTTGCAATCTTGCTGGATTGTTTAGAAAATTGTTTACCTCGTTTAGTCGCTTTTCGTTTAGCAGCCGAAGAGGAGGCGTATTCAGAGGGAGATAAAGCCTTAATCGCTTTTTCAGGTAAATAACGTTCACCAGTTGCTTTACTCCCTTGTGTACTAGGTTTACCAGACTTTGTTCGCCATTTTTGTTTTCCCCACGCAACTAGTGACCTCTGTGATTTTTTTAATGCCATACTATTTTCATATGCCTTTTTTATCTCATCTATTGTTCTATTGCATCCTATACACACATCGTCTTCTAATGTACATACTCCAATGCAAGGTGTTAAAGTTTGCCTGTCCATTTGCCGACAATCCAAGCTAGTAATCCTGCAAAGAACAGTACGAATATAAAAGCTATTCCATAGCCAAAGTATTCTACCATTTCTGCCTGACGTTTCTCTTTCATCTTTTCTTGATAACGTCTAGACTTTCTTGCCTCTGCTTGGAACTCTTGCCAATCCTGCCACAATCCGGGTCTACCTAGATATATCATAATCTTCTTGAGTTCTTCTTCTTTTTCTCTTATCTGCTCAAGAGCCATGAACTCTTCTAAGTCTGCTCCACCACCTTTGGATTTTTGTTTCTTAGCTTTCTTTTCTAACTGTTCTTTTGAAAACACAAAGTCAGATATATGTTTAGCACAACCTGTAAGCTCTTTTCCGTTTGATACGAAACTTTTAATTACACTGAAAGCAGCATTAGCTGCAGCTAGTTCTGCTAACATTTTATTTCCTTATAGGTTTACAATATGAAGTTATCTTTAGATTAGGTCCTTCTTTTTGTGGTATTGTAGGTTGGTTATGCAGACGTTCTGCAAAGTATCGACATCTGTCAATGTCATCGAATCTTTGTGTTTGGTCTATCACTCTTGTTCCCATCATAAACACAAGCACAAATTCTATCATCAATTAAACAGGTACTCCTTGTACCTCCTCTTCTTTTTCATCGTGGCAATCGCAGTTGCACTCATCGCAGTCACAATCGTAGCATTCACAGGTCTCGCATCTATTTCTTTTTTCGTTCATGTTCTGCTTTCAATTTTGCTTTGGCTGCTTTGGCTATCTTCACAACCTCTGTCTTGCCCATTACCTTTGCACGTTGCTCCATAACTGTTAGGATTTGTATCTTTCGTGCATAAGGTTTATTAACTTTTCTAACTTTTGCGACTGTTTCTCTAGCATCTTTTGCAGTAGCAAATTTAATTCTAACTGTGTCTTTAGGGTTTTCGTCAGTATATAAACGTCTATCCGACCCTTTGGGTTTTTTACCTGTGCCAACTTTAGGGTCTTTCTTCTTAGCCATTATCCTCTGTATCCACCACCTGCTTTTTTATAAGCCTTTGCCATCATTTGTGCTTTACGTGCAGACCATTGACCGGGAGAACCACCCTTGCCACCTGCTTTTATTCTATTGAATATATTCTTACGTAGAGTTGGCTTTGTGTAGTTACCTGCCTTGTTTACTGTGCTACCACCTTTGTTTAGTTTTATTGTAGACAAAGACTTGGCTTGACCTGCGTGTAGTTTAGATGCTTTCTTTAATCCTTTAACTACCTTTTTTATTGTCTTTTTTGCTTGGGGTTTTTTTAACATCTCTATCCTCATATAGATTGTTGAATGTAGTGAATGGGTCTAGATAAGATTCATGTGCCTCTGCAGAATGTGTCCATTGTGATGGTGCAAAATCAGGAGCACCTTCTCCTGTAACCCATAGTGCAGGACTTGTGGCTCTTACTCTATTGTTTGGTAAAGCTACAATATTACCTGTCCACTTACCTGCATCCAACAAATACATTACGTGTGATTGTTTATGCTGTGCAGGGTCATCTGCTATATCATGGTCTGTATAATCTACAGTAAACATATATCTAGCAGTAAAGAACTCATTAGCTATCTTGCATATCCACGGAGAGGAGCTTACTCTATCCATGACTATAACACTGTGGTTTCTAGATTCGCAATCCCAAGGTTGACACAAATGGTCTTCCATTGGCTCTGCCCACTCATCTACAGGTATGTCGGCTACTAATGCTTGTATTGGCATTCTTGCCCACATTGCACCACCATGTACGTTCTCTTCTTCTGTACATCCTGTAAAGACTACCTGAAAACTTAACGACCTATCAGGTATGGTATTAACTGCGAAAGCTAGTGCGTGTAGGTATTCACCATGATAATCCTGATGATTACAGGTGAACTCCTTACGTACCCAACATTTGAAATGTGGTACGTTACTTATAAGATAGGACATTACTTACGTCTAGCAGCTCCACCACGAGACATCATCTTTGTTTTCTTCATGCCACCTTTAGCCATGTATTTAGTTTTCTTCATTCCACCTTTATTCATCATCTTTGATTTCTTTTTTCCGTTCATAGGCATAGTTTATTTCTCCTTAGATTTTTTCTTGTTCTTCATCATGTCTACAGAGATGACCAATAAGCCACCCTTCCTGTAATCCATGCTGCTCATGCGTGGCTTCTTATTCATCATGCCACCACCATACATATATCCCATTTTATTACGGACAGGTGTAGGTAATTTCTTTAGTCCTGTTTGGTCAGTAGTAGGCATCTTCAATCCTGTTGCCACACCCTGACTACCTTTGACAAGTTTCTTTTGCTTGGCTGCTAACTTCTCTTTTTGTATTTCATTTAATCTTTCTTTGGCACTTCCTTTACCACCTGTTTTAAGATTAAACTTTTTCTCTTTTTTAGTATCTTTAGGTGGGTCTTCTTTCCTGTTTTTATTTTTAGGAGACATAGGTATTGGTAGCTTTCTATATTCACCTACTCCACCATCAGCACTTAATGTGCCTCTACCTGTTTTTTTAATCCCTAATAAATCATTTATAAAATCACCTGCACTATAAGCTGCAATACCTGCTGCTCCTACTCCTACAGTTTTAATAGAACCTGTTATTTGGTCTCTAATTTCTTTTCTTTTAACTCTCTCTTTGCCTACGTTAATACCTGCACCTTTACTAGTTCTGCCGGGTAAGTCATCCATAGACAAACCTAATTTTTTCATAACCTTTTTTTGTAAAGGCTCAGATAACTTATTTATAGCTTTAAGTACACCTGTTACTGATACTGCCATGTTAACATCTCCATCTTCTTCGTGCTTGTCGTAAACGACTATTAGGATTCTTGGCTGCTTTAGGAAACTTCTTCATCTGTCCTGCACTCCTAGCACAAAATGATTTACGTCTAGCTGCTCTTTTACCTGTAGGCTTCTTCTCTGTTACTGCTGTTTGTAGTTTACTGCCGGGATTCTGCTTACGATACTTACGTACCCCCTTGGCAGTCATTCCTGCACCCTGTTTAGTGGGTCTCTTGTCTCCACTCCTGATGGTAAAGCCTGTCAGACTTCCCTTGCGTGTTCTCTTTCTCTGTGTCATAGCTCGTTTTTATTTTACCTTCTAGGTCTTCTTTACTTTTTATGCACTTATACTTTACAGCTACATAATTCGGCATATGTTCTGGTAAATCTACTGCTATTTCATAAGCACGTGCTACGCATTCTTTCTTAGTTTCGTATGGTCCGTGTAAATCGGACAGTGTATGGCATATATTTTGTGTACCAATAAGACATACGAGTACCCATGTCTCAAACATCGTCTAACATTCCCTCTGCTTTCATTGCATTCTCTACGTGCTTCAGTGTATATCGGTTGCCAGTCTTAGATTCTATTGCAGCACGTACATAAAACACGGAACTGTGGGGGATGTGTAGACTATTTAACTTATTATTACGGATAGCATCGTAAAATGCTTCTAACATATTCTCTGGTGTATATAGTTTTACTGATTTTTTACTCATTGTCAAGGACTTTTATTTATGTACGAGAATTATATTCATAATAAACCACTTAATTGTTACATTTAAGTGTTTTTATATTAAATGTATTTATATTATATATGTATACACTTATAGTGTACACTCTCAGTGTGGCTGTTATACATAATTATACCGGTTTTGCAATAGGTTGTCAATACATATTTTACTATGGCAGTTGTTTGTTAAGTGAGTGTGACATTTATGTCACTATATACGTGATATTCGTCAGTTTACTTAGTGGTTAACACTTGATTTTTCACTTCTGTGTAGATATCCATGCATACTACGCACACCGGGGTGGGTGGCACAGGCACTATCTGCCATTATTTCCTGTTGTTTTACCTGTTTTTCTTTTAATCATTCTATTTTATAAAAAAATATAGCCTAAAAATAATCTATTTAAATAATATTTAGCTATTATCTAATATAAGTTATTGATTTTACTCTATTGTTAAACTGTTTTATTATCAGTTATTCATAATATAATGAAACAAGTATGTATTATTTCAAATAAAGATAAGTTTGTTTAGTTGATGCATAAAAAAAAATAATCAATACCTGTTGACATTGTTTTTAATATATGTTTTAGTTATACAAATAAACAACAACAAAGGATAAAATAAAATGACTGTTAACATAAAAGATTATTATTCTAATACAGGTATTAAACCAAAATATAATATTAATGGAGAAGAGTTACTTTATAATGATAAAATGAATTTAATTAATTGGAATGGTGGAATATCACAACAACATAATATCCACGTTTATGGAGTTCATTATATACCTAAAACAAAAAATGAAATAATTAAAATAGCTATTCAAAAAAAGTTATCTAATAAAATTGATTCATTTATTAAACAACATGAATATTTATATAACGAATTAAATAAAATTAGAAATTGGAATCAATTCGCAGATTCATTATTAATCAATTTAAATAAATATGGTAGTTTAACAATTAAACAAATTGAATCTGCAAAAAAAATGATTAATAAATTAAACAATAAATAACAACAAAAGGATTTAATACAATGAATTATTTTAATAATTATACTAATGCGTTAGATTATGCATTTAATCATATTGCTGACAATCATGTAATTAAAAATGATAATTTCCATAGTCAAGTAACATTTACAAAAAAACCTAGTTTAAATAATACTAATATATTAACCTTAGATTTATTAGATGATAATTATAAATTACATATACAAGTTTTTAGAATGTCATTAAATACTTTTGAATTAAATTATTATATTGGATAAAAACTTTTAATACTCTTATGTTACAGGATATAAAAAACCTGTAACATGGGAGTTTTAAAAACTCATAACAACAACATAAAGGATAAAAAACAATGTTAAACATTTTAATAAACATAGCTAAAATATTAATAATATTCTCTTATTTAATAGTAGGTTTATATATTATAGATATGACTGAAACACGTTTTGAATACATGACATATATTGATTATGTTATTTGTTCTATTGGAACGGTCTTTATTATTGCGTCAATGCTAACTTTACATTTTTTTACTTGCATTAATAAATAATATACTTTAATAATTAATTATATAACTAACAAAAGGATAAAATAAAATGAATACAGTATTTAAAGCACAATTAAAAAACGCAAATTTAAAATTAAAAGAACATTATAATAATAATGATTTAATTAAACAATGCAGGATTTATGCACGTGAAAAAGTAAATAATGCATTAAATAAGGATGGAATATTAAATTGGTCTAAATTGCCTAAGTTATTAAGCTCTAATCCTAAACTTGAAAAGAGCAGTAAATATGAAGTATTAACAAAAGGTTTATCACTTGCTCCAAGTTTTATTAGTGAATACAATACTTGTAATTTTGCATCCATTGGATGTGGTTTAGGATGTTTAAATTTTAGTGGGCATGGTCAAGAACATATGTTGCACAATGGTAAACATAATGTATTAATTGCACGTATAACAAGAACAATTTTATACTATGAGTATAGAGAACAATTTTTAAAACAGTTACATAAAGAAATAAAAACCTTTTCAAATTATGTACATAATAAAAATATTAAAGATAATAAGATATTGCGTTTATGTGGAATAAGATTAAATGTTTTAAGTGATATACTATTTGAAAAAATTGATATTACTTTATTTAGTAATAATCCTAATATTACATTTTATGATTATACTAAAAATCCTAATCGTAATGTTTCACATATTCCAAATTATAGTTTAACCTTTTCACGTAATGAAATGAATGATTTATATTGTGAACAGGCTTTTAATAATAATATGAATGTTGCAATAGTATTTGATATTAAAAAGGGTTATACAATACCAAAATCATTTAGAAATAAAAATGTTCTTGATGGAGATTTACATGACGCAAGATTTTTAGATAATGAAAATCACTATGTAGGTTTAAGGCAAAAAGGATTTAAAAAAGATACTACAGGATTTATTATTAATACTAATACCTTTTTTAATCCTGTTAAAATAGCAAGTTAACTTTTAATACTCTATTAGTGCAGGTTTTATTTTACCTGCACTACAGGAGCTTTAAAACTCGATTAAACATATAACTAAAACAGGAGTAATATAAAATGATTAAACTTTTAAATATAATACTAACAATAGAATTATTTGTATTCGCATTATTTATATTATTGATAACATGATAATATTAGATAATAAAAAAATAACAAATTGTAAACAATGCAATCAAAAAGAAATAACATATAATATGTTTATATTTAATAATCTTTTATACTGTTTTAAATGTAGTATGGAAAAGTTAAAAATAAATAAAAATATTAATTGACTAACTAAAAATAATAATATACTTTAATTATATAACTAAATAGAAAAGGATTTAATAAAATGGAAATAAAGATAAGTTTAAAAAATGTTTATGGTAATTGGTTTTTTTATCCTGAATGTAAAGTATCTAAAACAATTGCTGATATTGCTAAGACTAAGACATTATCAAAAGAGGTATTAAAAAGTTTAACTGATATTGGCTATCAAGTAGAATTAGTTAGTAATACAAATATAAAGGAATTATTAAAATGAAAAACGCAACAGTAAAAGGAATATTTAGTGATATGAAAAAGTTAAACATGAAACAAAAACAGGAAATACAACAATTAAAAAGTGATGTTAAATTTTTAGCTAACTTTATAGATAAATGGTGTACTGTTAATGCAATGTATATGTCAGTAAATGAATATCAAGATTATGTTTTAGTAAAAGAAATAATAAAAGGAAATAAAAATGAAATATAATATAAAGGAAAAGATATTAAAAGAAATTGATAGACGCAAGTTAAG